CAACAGTCTCAACGTCTCTCTTAGATCCTCTAAAGTAGAATACAGAACACTTAGAGTTTGGTTTTGGTGCCTCAGAGAATATAACTCTACTACCTTTGAATGTATAGGATGACTGTGGAGTTTGTATAATATCATTGATATAGATGAAGATATTATTTGTAATATCCATATCACTACCAGGCATAGTCTTAAGACTTAGGATCTCAGTAACACCACTGGTTGTAACTGATAAAGTAAACTTCTTACGAGTGCCGTTAAAGAATGGAGAAATATCATCAAACAAGATGAATTGGCCTGGATAGAATCCAGAGAATGTATCATTCTCAAGTTCTTCAACTGTCAATCTAAATTCAGTTAGAACACCAACTCTAGGGTTGGTCATAATACCAGAAACAGTTAGAACGTCATCTACTTTGTATGCAACACCCTCTTCAATAACATCAAACTCACCAATCTCTCCATCAACATTAATACGGAAATTAACAACTGCATTTGTACCAATTCCAGTAGTTCCTGAGATATACTCAAGCTCTCTATTGAAGTATCCGTCTGGTTGTTCGATGTCGAGAAATACTGGTTTATCAATTCTACCACCTCTCTTGAAGAGAGCAAGTTCAGTTGTTACGCCAGCATTGACTCTAAACCTAGCAGCATCTAATTTTTCAACAACATCAAATCCAGAGAATCCTTTTTCTATAGATGATGCAATCCTCTTACCTTGTTGTGAAATTCCAGCTCTTGCATAGTTATGATCTACTGTTGAAATACCAACATTTACAACATAAGTTTTACTATCAATAATTTTGTCTATGAATGTACCACCAGATGCAAAGTCTTCACCACTAGGAGAGTTGTTTCTAAGTCTAGGCGCAAGTATAACACCTTGAATCTTACCACCAGAGTTATAGAAACTAGGTGTAGTAGATGGGCCTACTTGTGTTTCAATAGTAGTGTTATTGATAACTCTAGTAATCAGTGAACCATTGTAATATGGATCTCCTCCTTTCGGATAGAACTGTTTTGTAGCGTAGTTATCCTGAGAACATGAGAATAGAATAGACTCAGTTTTCAATTTAACATTTCTACCAACACCAGCTGCAGTCGTGATTCCATGAACTGCTGGTAAGAAGGCAGTCATGATACCAATAGACTCATTGTAATCTGCATGATTGATGTTATATTCCACTCTAGTAGAAACACCAACATTCAAAGTGACGTTGTTAGATGTTACGGCAGTTGGATATAATGCGGTGTCATGTGCTGGGTCTGTAGTTCTAGGATAAGGATGTTCTGTTGCATATTGATCCATAGCACAAGAGTAGATCAATCCGCCTGTTGTTAAACCAACACTAGTAGTAGTTGATAATCCATGTGATGTATCAGTGGTTATCGTTGCCAATCCACTGTTTGCATCGTATGTGGCGTTAGTTACGTTGAACTTAACTCTAGATGTGATACCAACGTTGATTGTAAATGTGTCTGTGGTTGTAGAAACAATACCCACTTCCACATCATGAATAGGATCAGTCGTTCTAGGATATGTGTGATCAGTCGCATAGTTGTCCTGAGAACATCTCCATGTGTATGAATCAGTTGCAAGACCAACAGTGTCTCTTGCAACCAACATTGCATCTAGTTCTGCATTTTCAAATGTGTGTAAGTAGTCTCCGCCACTTATAACTGAGTTAGCAGAAGCAGAAATAAAGATATGTTCTGATTGGTTAGATGACTTACCTACGTCCAGAGTAACTGTAGTATCTGTTGTAGCAGTAATCTTAACAGCAGTATTGTAAGCAGGGTCTGGGCCAGATATACCAGATTTCCTTGGGTAATAGTGGAATGTCGCATGATTATCTAAAGCACAAGTAAATTTGAATGCCCTTGTTTTGAGTTTAACACTAGTGCCTTTGGCAAGAGTGTGTGATCCAATATCTACAGTCATTAGTCCAGTGAACGGATCGTATGATCCACTTGTAGGACTATGATATACAAGGGGTGATGTTCCTACGTTGACACTAAACTGATTAGTAGATATTCCAGTTACAGATAACCACTTTTGGTCTGATGGATCTTTTCTTCTTGGATAACTCTTGATAGTCTTCCTTTGATTCATCATACATCTGAATCTAATAGAGTCTCTCTTGAAGGATACTCTATTACCAGTTATCATTCCATGAGCTTGGTTTGTGGTAACAGTCATGATACCACTGGCAGCATCGTAAGTTGCAAACTGGATTGTCTTATCATCATATGCACCATTGAAACCGTGAACATTAGAGAACACAGTCATGATTCCTGAGCTTGCAGTATAGGCTGCAGTAGTGATAGCAGAATTGACTATTGTAGATACACCAACATTAATAGTCAGTGTGGTGGCAGAAGTTGATCCAATACCAACAGATACATTACCACCGATAGGATCATAAGAACGAGGGTAAGCATGTTCTGTTGCATGATCATCTCTAGCACATGTAAATCTAATTGAACCTGTATTGATACCAACAGTGAATCTAGCCTTCTTAAGACCACCAGAAGTAGCAGATACGAATGTGTGACTTCCTCCAAGAGTTGCAATACCAACATAAACAGAAAATGTGTTTACACCAACGTTATAAATTGGCAACCATTTATTAAGATATGGATCGGAGTATCTTGGATATGCCTTGGTAGCACTATTACCATCAATATCGCATGTGAATGAGATAGAACCTAAATCAAATTTAACATATTCACCATCAACAAAACCATGATTTGCAATGGTTGGTTCTAGTACACCAGTACTAGTACTATACGTTGCCGTCGAAATTGTATGAGATGAATTATCATAGTAAGAGTGTCCAGCACCTACATTCATTATAAGTTCACCTGTTGCTGGATTATAAGTTGATGTAGTAATACCACGTTCTCTGATTGTGGATACACCAACTCTTATTTCAAAGGTGTCTGTGGTTGCAGAAACGATTCCTAGATTTGTATTATACGCTGGGTCTGTACTACGAGGATATGCGTGAACAGTTGCATAATTATCCTTAGCACACTTGAATGATATTCCACCTTTCTCTACTTTAACTTTTTGAGTTGGTCTTTGGATTGCTCCAGTAGTTGAATTCTGATACCAGTATGGAGTATAGTCTCCACCACCAGTAATCATTGCGTCTGTACCAACACCAACTAATGTGTACTCATAATCACCACCAGAAATAACACCACCAACAGCAACACCCTGATTAGGAACAAACTGATAGGTGCTTGAAGAAGTTGTAGGTCCTACATTCACTGTAAAGAGTGTTCCAGCAGCACCAACTAAAGGCAGAGTTCTTTCATAGTATGGGTCACTTGGTCTTGGATAGAAATGATTTGTTTGATATCCATCTTGTTCACATTTGAATACAAGAGATCCAGGCTTAAACTTGATAGCTTGACCAACAGAAAAACCATGCAGTCTATCAAGAGATACAGTCATAATACCTGATGCAGGGGTATAATCTGCAAATCTAATATTGTATGGAACTATAGTAGTAATACCAACTTGAGTTGTAATCGTAGTTCCAGATACACCTATGATAGGAACAGCAGTGTTGTAAGTTGGATCTGTAGTTCTTGGATAATACTTAGTAACAGTGTTTTGATCGGCACTACATGTAAATCCTAATGAACTACCTCTGAATTTAAAAGTTTGTCCAGCTGTTAGATCATGAGTTCCGATACTCAATGTCATTATACCTACAGAGGGTGTGTAGTCCGCTCCAGACACGGTGTAATCTATTCTAGTTGTAATACCAGCAAAGACTTCAAACGTGTCTCCTGTGACGTTACTGATAGGAACCCAAGTATTACTTAAACTATCAGTTGTTCTAGGATAATATTTGGTTGTAGTAAATGAGTCTAGTGAACACTTCCAACCAATAGAATTATCTGCAATTAAGACTTGATCGCCATTTGAGAATCCATGACTAGGAACTGTAATCGTTAGAATACCAACAATCGGATTGTAATTAGCAGTTGTAAGTGAATGTTGACTAGGTCCAGATAATCCATGACCAGCAGCAGTTATAATTAACGAACCAGTGCTAGGTGTATAATCTGCATTTGTTGGAGTAAGTGTTCCAGCACCAATTACATCAATTGCACCAGTGATGGCACTGTGGAATGTGTGTGCGTAATCTCCACCAGTTTTGATTGTTGCATCATCAGAACTAGCATAAGTGTGTGGATAATCTCCTCCTGAGAATGTGGATGTTGCAGTTGCACTGTGAAACTCATGTAAATATGGCCCACCAGTCAATAATGCACCTTCTTCTGCACGAAGGAATTTGTGAGGATAATCACCACCATATATGATTGCTCCGTTAACTGCCTCTTCAAATCTATGAACATATTGATTCTTGACACGAGATATACCAACATCCATTGCAAGTGCTGTTCCAGCATATCCTGTAATTGGAATAGAGGTGTCGTATGCAGTTGATCTACTTCTTGGATAGTAGTGTTGATATGCACCGTTATCTAAAGCACAAGTAAATGCAAGACCAGATAGTATGACATCTTTACCTACCTTGTACCCATGAGGTGCGGCAGTCGTTACAGTTAGAACTCCAGTTACATTATCATATAATGCACTAGAAACACCTAATGCAGGGTCATAATCGCAAGTGAAAGCAATACCAGAAAGTATTACACAATCATCTTCTTCAAGGTTATGATTTTTTCTTGTGGTGACAGTTGCAATACCTGATGTTTGATCATACTCAACATGTCCAACTTGAACAGCAGGAGCACTTGTAAATGTAATTGCAACACCAGTAACATTTACATAATCATCAGTCTCTAAACCATGACCACTAAAAGTTATAAATGAACCAATACCAGCAGACGCAGTGTGTATGCCTGTTGTTGTGACTGCAGCACCGATATTAACAGTAAAGTTCTTTGCACTTAAAATACCAGTGACACCAAAGTATTTTTGTGCATCAGATGGGAATGTAATATTACCAATACCTGTATCAAATTGAATACCAGCTAACTTAACTACATTTGCAGTTGTCAACCCATGAGCAGATGCCGCAGTAATAGTTGCAACACCAGAGAATGACTCAAAATCTACTTGTGATATGTTTATACTTGATGCAGTTTCATAACCATACGCAGTAACAGTTGTAATACCATTGATGGGGGTTTGATCAAGATATGAAACAGTTTTAGGTGTAAAGAATCCAGTTCCACCTTCTACAATACTAAAGTCTGTTATGATACCAGCTTCTGCTCTGTTTACGACACCACCACTTACATAATCATGTTCAAATGTAGAGATACCAATAAATGATCTGAATGTATTTGTAGTATGTCCACTAAGAACATCAAAACCAGTTACATTTCTACCTTCTAAGATTGCAGTGTCAACGCCTGCCTGCACTAGACCACCGCTAACATATGCTAGTGCTTGTGTACTGACACCACAATCTACCAATACATTCAAATTATCAATAACTTCTATAACAGGATATGCGTCTTCTCTAAACAAGAATGTAGAGATACCGTTTGTAACTTGTACTTGTTTTATTAATAAACTTCTACTTTGGTTGGTGGCAGTTCCAAGATAGTGACCACCAGTTACACCAATCGTTGTAATACCAGTGATATAGTCATATCCAAAGGTATTGATATTTCTGTTTGCCGATATAGGAGTAAATGTAAATCCAGCACCAGTAACTCTGACTAAATCATTCTCTACAAATCCATGAGATACCGCACCAGTATTGAATGTGCAAATACCTGTAATATGATTATAGTCTGCTGTAGATATTGCAACTGCACTACCAGCTGATGTTCCTAAAACAGCGGTAATACTTGCACCATAACCTTGAGATGACCTTACATTTATTTCTGGTATTGATCTATATCCTTGTCCCTTTCCTTCTATTTGAATAAACTCAAGACTACCAGTTGATCCTACACCGACTCTTGCAGCAGCTTTCAGGGGTAGATAATATCCTGAACCAGTTGTCAATCCAACTTTATTAATTCTACCAGCTCTAGGAACTCCACTTAAGAAGTTAATTTTATTATCACCATCACCAACAATTTCAAAATCTAAGCCAGGTGTTTGAACTACATTGTTGATTAAGATAAATGGATTATTATTAATATCAACACCTGTGTTGACATTATTGTAAAGAGCAGTAACTACACCTAAGTTTTCAGATAAGTCAAATTGAGTACCAGCAATACCTGTAAAGTCTAAGGCTATATCATCAAGAATTACGTTGTTATCTTGTGCATCAAATGGATCTAATTTTCTAGAGAATAATCTACCAGCAAAAGAAGAACTTGTTTCCAATCCAACAGGGCCTGCATTACCATATGGCGCATCAGTGAAGAATATATTATCTTCAATAATGTTATAATCACCAGTGAAAACAGAATATGCAGTTCCTACTGCATGATCTGTTGAAATAGTACCAAACGCACCTCTTTCTACGACCACCTCTGATCCAGTAGATGTACTGAATACAGGATAATATCCTACACCAGAATTGAAGACCAATACCTCGGATATTGTTCCAACACCACTAATGACAGGGTAAAATACACCTTCTACAGCTGGAGTAGTTGTCCCCTCAACAATAATCTTTGGAGGGTCGGTTTTGGCATACCCTGCACCACCGTTTAAAACTTCAATTTGGTATACACCATATACTGAGTTAAAAAACGGTCTAAGTAGAGCTCCTGATCCTGGCGTAACTCTTGTTGACATTTATTCCTCTATATGATGTTGATTGAACTACTGCAATAAACTCTGGTAACTCCAGTGCTATCACGAATAATACTAAAAGTTAAAATATCATCATTTGCCGTAGATGGTGGGGGATTACCACCAACCCATTTAATACCCGATGCAACAGGAGTGCCGTTTACCTTAACTGCATCACCATAGGTGTATCCAATTCCAGAATTATTGATTAGTGTAACTGTAGTTGCCTTACTGTTTTGACCACTAACATTAGTAAAGTCCCAAGTGGTAACTGATGTAGATAATCCACCTAATACAACCGATCCCTGTGAAACATCAACACTAAATGTACCGCCTGCACTCACAGTGAAAGTATCACTAAAGTTTCCTACAACTTTTTCCGTAATATCAGAATTAAAGTTGACCTGATCCATCAATGTACTTGCACCACTTACTTGGATATCTCCTCGTACATCCAATCTACATCTAGGAGCAGTAGAACCAATACCAGTGTAGGCTTCGTTAGTAACTACAAAAGACTTGTTATCTGATATTGCTGCATCGGATACTCGCAATCCATGTCCATTACCTTTTGCAACTGCCCATATAGTTGGTTTTTCGTTTGAGAATGATGCCACTTCCATCTGTGATGTTGGAAGTGATGTTCCAATACCCACCATACCATCAGCTTTGATACGGAACATTGTTGCAGCAAATCCAACTTCAACAGGTCCATCTGTAATCGCACCTGGCTGTTGAATTGTTATCTTACCAATATCAGCATAACTTGTTGTTACGACACCAGATGTATTGATATCAATATTATCTGTGACGCTCGATGCCATACCAGCAAGAACAGATGTTGATGCAATACCACAGTTAGTGGAGTACCCTGCTGTACTTGCAAAAGAAACAAAACTTACAAGATTAGTACCGTCTCCGAACTTATCGTATATCTCGTTAAAATTATTATTGATCTTAATGGTCCCTGCCAATAGGGTATCGCCCGTCCCATCATTGGGAGCCGAACCAGTACTAATCCCTTGTTTAGCCATTACTTAAAAACGTTTTTTCTTTATTTATAGTTAATATGGAGGGTTATCATCCATAGTCACCGAAGTGTCTGATCTTGTGATAACTGTTGAGTTGGATCTGTTAGTATCATAATAGAAAGCAGTAGCCACTGTACTATTTGCAAGAGCTGTTCTTGCCTGTACAAATGTAGCATCACCAATCTGTTTTATCTTGACCAATTCATCATCTAATTTTAGTATATCACCCTTTGTAAGAGAACCAATACCAACACCAACTTTGATACCCTGATCAGATGATGAAACAGTATCTGTAACCTCTACTGATAACTTCTTATTTTTAATAGGAGTTTGAATGATATTATCAACCAGAATCAAAGCTTGTTTGTTTGGTTCTGCAATCGTTAGTTTCTGGAAACCAGTTCCTAAACCAGTAAATGTGAAAGGAAGTGCAGTTGAGAGACCAGAAATTCTAAATTTAACGTCGTCTATCTTTTGAATAAACAACTCATCAGGCATGACATTTGTTCCTAACTCCACAGGAGATAGTGAAATATCATTAGTAGGTGATGTACCTCCTATGTATGTTCCAGCGATGGAAATTATATTAGTAGAAGCATATCCAGTTCCACCAGATACCACATCTATGTTGGTAACATCTAAGTTGCCGTCTCTAGTAATATTAAAGACTGCACCAGATCCACCACCAGCTGGCACAGTTGATGGAACGTTACTATATGTTGTTGTGATACCAGTTCTAGTTCCTGTCGTTTTGGTAACAGGGAAAGTGAGGTTGTTAGCTGGAGTTGCACCACCCAAATATGTTCCAGCAATACTTACATTGTCGGTAACAAAATATCCAGTTCCACCGTTTGTTAGAACAACAGCAGTTGATATACATTGACCAGTGGTTTGATCAAAATCAAATCTAACTTGGAATGTAGCACCAGTACCTCTAGTAGAGATGCCAGGTACACCACCTTCTGCCATTCCAAATCCATATAATCTAAAGATTGGGCCTGGAGGATTCTCTGTGACTGCAATTCCAGTAACAGGGCCTGGAATTTGCACATTAAATCCATTCTCAAACATTGCACTACCACCAATACCAGCAGTCTTTACACCCATGATAATATCTTTTGTTCCTGTAGTATGAGATGTAATTGCAATACCAATCTTACTACCACCTTGAACATCCAATTTAACTGCTTGACCAGTCTGGAAGTTATGATTCTGAATATTAAGAAGATTATTTGTAAGATCAACGTTGATAGGACCGCCAGGGCCAGCATTAAATACCTTTTTAAATACAGGAACTCCACCTACAGAAAGTGAGAACTGTTTACTACCAACTAGTGTTCCTGTTCTATCATGAGCACCATTGAAACCAGAAGATATATCATCAAGATTCAAGACTTTATTAGTCTTGTTCATAATGAAACTCTTGATTGGTCTACCTTCGGGGAAGAAGATTCTTTGAACAGATCCATTTGGTAACTGATCATCCTCAGTAACCATAGCAAAGTTATCTCTCTTACCCATATAGATTTCATTATCAATGTTAAGGATAAGATCAACTTTAGTGTCTACTGCCTGAACTTTCATGTTAGTAGACTTGGCGATTCCTACAGTAGCCGCATTAGAGATAGGATCACTTTCTACAATAAGATCTGAAAACTCTAAGAAACCTGATGGGTGAACAATAGATCTTACCGCTTCTTTCCATGTAGTGTATGGTAACTTACTCTTGATTGAATATGAGAACTTCTGGAAGTAGAAGTTATCTGATAACCTCTGACTGAAATCATTGAGGATACCAACGTTCATGTCATTCTTAGAGACTTTATCTCTAGTAACATCAAGAGTCGTCCTAACACTAAATCTATTAACATCTCTTACACTACCTGATAGTTTAGAGACTTCGCCAAATAGTGTATCGCCTGGTAAAAGAGTTCCAATAGTATCTCTCAATCTTAACTGACTGATCATACCGTTCCAACCACCTTCAGAAACAAAACCCTCAAACGCTCTTGATGTTACTTTCTCTCCAGAAACATACTTGGCATCATCAATAATTGTCATATTGAACTTCGCCATATCGTTGAAGTTTACAATAGACCCTAGAGTAAAGTCATCATCATAAGCTCCCAATGTTACAGTAGAAATGCCAGGAGCATCTGACATATCAAATGTAACAGTTGAATTTACGGTATTAACACCAGTTACAGTATAGAAAGAGAAGTCATAATCAGCGGAGTTGAAATTACCCTGCCCTGCGGTTAGTGATGCTGGTTTGAGTCTACAGTTTTCAAGGAATACCTTATCACCAATAGCGAATGGTAACTTAATGTCTGTAGATGCGTATCCTGTTGTGACGGGAATATTGAACTGTTGGTCTAAAAGAAGTTCAGCAGTTACAGTAGTACCACTGTGACTTATAGCATCAATATCATAACCATTGGAATTATTAGTTGTGATAATGCTAAGTGGTTCACTAAACTCAAAAGCATTCTCTATAATCTCAACTTTATCAACAGATCCACCTGATACACTGGCAGCAATTTTTACTTTATCATTTCCACGAACTGCAAGTGTAGGAGGTTGATTATATCTTATACCACCATCCACTACTTGAATCTCATCCATTCTTGCAATACCACTGATATCAACAATAGCAGGGACAGCTAAGAATGGTAGTAGTGTAGGATCAGTAGGATAATCAAATCCGTCCTTGATTCTTTCAAGAGTGTCAATCTGACCTATCTCTGGTGAAGATACTTTTACAATACCATCTTGACCTTGTGTACTAGCAAAACCTATAACTCTAGGAAGGATTGTATATCCCTTGCCTGGGAAGTTAATCTTAGTAGAGTTAATAGGTCCTCTAGCGTTCTTAGAAGAGGTGCTATATGTGATTGTGCTTACACCAACTCTAGATATTAGTCTTTGTGGTTCAAGTGGTTTTTCTTTTAGGTTGAATGTAAATGTGGTATCATCTTTTTTGATAATATTATGATCAGTCGCAAGAACAACAGGTTTGAATGTAATATTGTTTCTGCCATTAACTTCGGTGTCTGATGAACCAAATGTTTTTCTAGTATCAGAAGGAACAACAGGAGTTAAGTTGTAGTATGACTTTCTAGGCCATGCTATGTTAGTTTGGATCTTAACTGTAGCATTTGGGGTTCCAGTTATACCATCTCTTGCAATACTGAATCCAGTGGTATTAGTTCCATTTACATCAAGTCTTTCTTTGAAATTAATGTCATCAAAGAAATCAAGTTTCATGTCTAAAAGACTTTGATCAGATACATCAAATGTAATTGAGTTTCCACTAGTAAATTCTAAAGATGGATTTATTCTAGCAAGATAACTTTGATTATTTGCAGATGCTTCCGTTACTGATGTTATTGCAACAGGATTAGAATCAAATACATCAGACTTGTACTTACAAAGTTTGATTGCATCAGTATCCTCTCTAAGAATGAAATAACTTTCATTATGCACTAAACCAGTGATACTATTTCCACCATCGTAGAATACTACTTTATCGCCGTTCTCTAAGGAGTCATCATTGATATTAATCTTAGTTAAATCAGCGGAGAAGAAAGATATACCAAAACCAATCTTTTCAGTTGTTATTTTAGCAAGAACAGGGTCATATCTGAGGGTAACAGTTTCTGTAGACTGAGGAAGAGCTTCTAGAGTAATTACATCTCCAGTAAGTAATCCATGAGAAGAAGTTACTCCAACTTCACCAAAGAACCTATCTACCTTACTTGTTACTTTAGGATAGTTAGTGGTAAATGAATGTGCAAATCCAGCATTGGAAGCAACAGGGTAGAACCATATTGCATCACCTGTAGTAGGAATACCAGTTGTAGATAGTCCAATAAAGTCCTGATCAAAATTAATTGCATATACATCAGAACCATCGGTTAATGTTTCAGTTCCTACACCAGAAGTTGCACCAGCAGATACTTTTGCCCACACAAGTGAGGTTCCGCCAATACCCATACTGTATGTCAGTTTCTGGCCAGTGAAGAACTTATGACCTTTGATGTAGATGTTTTGTTGAGGAACAAATCTGTTTTCTACACTTTGTTGAACAGCTGTGCTTAGACCAGTGAGAGTAATTGTGTAATGTGTGCCTGTAGAACCCAAACCCACAGTTTGTAGTGGATTGAAATAGGTAATAGTATTCTCAAAGGTGAATCTAGTTACAGTTGATTGTCCAACAGGGAAAGAGAACTTAGTTGGTTTTAAAACAATGTTGTCAGTGCCTACTGCATGTGTCATAGCAGCACCAACATAGTTTTCTCTGTTTATGTAAAATCTAGAGAACTGTTCATCAATACCAGTGATTGTAAATGTCTCAGTTCCTATTCCAATGGTATCATTGACCTCAAAACCATCTACGTCTGTTACATAGATGTTTGTACTAACACCTGATACACTAACATTTCCTAATTCTCTTGCAAGACCAGTTTTTCTGGAAATAACATTGACTTTTCTAGGACCATTGAATTCTGTGAAGTCAGCAGTGCTGATACCACTTAAAATAACAGTCTCACCATCTGTAATCTCATGTGGTACACTTGTAATACCAGTAATTGTATTTCTTGTCTTTACAAGCTCAGTTTCACGGAAAGTAGAGACTCCAATTTGTACGGTGTCTACTTCTTTACCTAAAACAGACCCAACAACGATATTTGCACCAGTTCCGTTAGTACCAAAGTTATCAAGCTCCAATAAGTCATCAACTTTGTATCCATCACCTCTAGAGAAGATTGTTACAGACGAAATACCAGAACTCTTAGTTTTAGTAACTGAAAACTCTTGTTTTAGAGCATCTTTAACATCATCAATCAAATCATAGTCGGAATTACCATATGAGAGATAATATGGAGCTACATTTCTTGTAAGTTCTCTTTCGGTGATGTCAATGTCTTGATTAAAGAAAGTTACGAAGTTTTCTTCAATAGGAGTGTCTTTAAATGACCCACCAACCAAATATGGGAATTTTGGTTTAGCAATACCACTAGAGTCAACGTCTACGCTGTAGAAGTAAGCATATACACCATCTGGATACTGTGGAGTAACGCAATAACGCCCACCGTGTACGTCTAGGTCTCCTGAGTTGTCAAAGATGTAATCATTGGTGAAATATCCAAAAGCAAAGCCAGGAGGTCTTAAACCCGATCTAAGAGTGGTATCAAGAATGTATCCTGACTGTAATCTTTGTATTGCTCCTCCTGTTGGAGTCTGATAACCATAAGGACCGTAAATTGGATTACCATCATAAGCAAATCCGAGTATAGGTGAGTGGAAAGCATTAGGTGTCTCTAAATTACCAGAATCAATGTTGTCTCCAAGTTGATATCTAAGTTTTTGTGGAGGATAGATACCTATTGTCTGTAATTGGAAGGCAGGGTTAGTACTTGGCTTTGTAAGTAGTGAATCTGCATCATTGATGATAGCATCGTTTTTCTGAACTTGGTTTATCTTCCATTCACGAACATCTGCAATGAATTTAGCAGACTTACCTCTGTTTTGTAAATCTAGAGTAGTATCACTTGATCTATACCCAATACCACCATCAAGAATCCTTACACCAGTGATTTTATTGTCTGTAATGATTGGTCTGATATCTGCAAAGTCTCCTGTGGGACTAAAGACATTAATATCCGAGTCTTCACGGTATCCTTTACCAGAAGCAAGAATTTGAACGTCTACGATAGATCCACCAATGATAATTGGCTTTAATAGAGCGTTGAATACAACAGTTGAGATACCAACATCAGGTCTTCTATGGAAATCCATGATATTAGTGCAACCATAACCAATGCCACCCTCTTCCAAGTAAACACTCTCGATAGATCCAAGAACTAAAGGTTCAAACTCTGGTTGAATTGCGGTTGTGCTACCAATAGCAGATAAACTCTCTACATTTACAATAATAGGAGGATATTTGATTGTATGTTTGCCAAGTCCAATACTACGAATTACAGTTGTCTTATTTTTGTTATAATTGGTAAGATTTCTTTGTGTAGCAACTCCAACATCGCATAATCTAAATCTATTAGAGTCAATTACTTTAACTGCATATTGAGTGGTTGTGGAAAGTCCACCTATAGCAGTTCCATCTGTTGAATACTCAACAATTTCGCCATTATTGAAATTATGATTAAATGCAAGGATATAATCGTCTGATGTACTGATACCAGACTGCACATCACCATTAGTTGGCCTACCCTGTACAATAACTTTCTTGTTTGAGTATCCAGAACCCTGTTCTTTAACATAAATTTTGGTTATTGTGTTTTTAGCAGTTACCGTTGTAAAACTATGGAAACCAAAACTGATATTTCCGATATTTACAGTATTAATACCTGACTTAGCATCTTCTGGTGTTTTGTGTAACTTAATTTTCTTATCATTGATTACACCAGCGAAATAAGTTGCACCATCAGTGACGTTAACAATAGGAGTGTTACCTCTTGAGTCATATACAATAGGTTCACCTAATTCAAAGTTATGTCTGTCGGGGAAAGTGATACTTTCATCAAATGTATCAACAGATGTACCATCAGCCTTGAAGTTAGCTACAATACGACCTCTAACTAAGTTAGACTCAAGGACGGCACCAGTTCCGTTACCACCTTCAACAGTAATCTTGGGTTTTTCTTGATATCCGATGCCAGGAGCAACCAATTTAACTTCTCGGAAGGATCCAGTAACATTAGCATGAGCAACACAACCAGTTCCTTGTTGATCGTTGATGACGAGTGGAGGTCCTGAGATAACATCGTAGTCTGTGCCTGAATTTGTAACTTTAATATCAGTAATATCACCGTGGAAGATCTCTTCATCAAAAACAGTCGGTGGAAATAGTTCAACACCGTTTGCCAATAAACCTACTGGTTTGTTATTGATTAATCTCTGGTTTGGATCGTCAAAGAGATTTTTTTGTTTATATAAAGGATACTTTCTAAGTATCTTCTGGTTCTTAAGTGTTTTGTTTTCCCATCCTGACTTATAGATGAACTGGCCAGAAGTATTAGTTCTTACTGCAATATACTTTTTAGCAAATACGTCAGAACCACTATATGACAAGTAAAACTCAGTTTGGTTGATTGCAGTTACAAAATAGATACCACTACTGATGCCACTGTTAGTTGTATTGTCCCAATAAATCTTATCACCAGTTACATAGTTGTGATTTAGTGGAGGAGGTGTTGATAGAGTGACGTTGGTTGGGTCAAATGATCTGAGGGTATAAGTAAA